GGAGGATTTTCGCTGAAGGGAAGCGCCGAGGCCTATCTGTTTTATGTCATCAATAGTATTGCGGATGTTACTATTAAGAACGGTAAACTTATCAATACCGCCATCGGAACGTCGGAATTTCCGGAATCTGCCTGTGCTATATATGTACGTACCGGAAAGCTGACGCTGGAGAATGTGGAGGTGATAGGCGAGGTCATAGATTCAGACGGAAAGCCGTGCAAGGAAATCCATATTGCTACACGGTGGTCTGTACATGATGTTATTGGTCGCATTCAGAATATGTATGCCGGAAATCCAAGGGTAAAGGTTATTGCAGTACCGGATGTAGACCCGATAACAGGGGAAAGTAATTTTGATTATGAATTTGGTGGGTTTACAAAAGAGTTTTTTGCGGATCAGCAATTATTGATGGATGAAATATCTTATAAATGCTTATACAAGCAAGAACCTATTGAACGTGAGGGGTTGTTATTCCCAGATGATAAGATTAGACGGTATCTTAATTTGCCACACGGAGAACCAGAGATCGTTACCGCACAATGCGACACAAAAGGCAAGGGAACAGATTACTTCGTATTACCGGTATTGCAGAAGTATGGAGAAGATTACTATTGCGTAGACTGTGTGTGCGATAACACAGCAGATTATGAAGAACAATATAGAAATGCCGCCGGGGTGCTTGTGAATAATAAAGTACAAGAATGCGAGTTTGAGCGGAATGCCGGTGGCGATCGTGTAGCAATGGAAGTTAATAAGCGTGTGGAATCGGTTGGTTGGATTTGCAACATAACAGATGTTCCAACAGAAACAAATAAGGAAGCAAGAATTTTTCAATGTTCAAATTGGATATTGCAGCATGTTATTTTTAAAGACCCATCACTTTATAAGCCAAATGAACCATACGGAGTGATGATGTCTTTACTAAAACAATATTCAGTTAGTGGAAAAAAGCAACTTGACGATGTACCGGATGTGTTTTCAAACTTTGCGTTAAGAATTACACAAGGAAGTAGGGTGGCAAAGGTTGAAGCAGCACACAATCCGTTTAGGAGGTATTGACATGACAACAAAGGACTATCTTAACCAAATAAGTAGACTTAACAGAATGATAAATAATAAATTGTCTGAAATATCACAATTAAGGGAATTGGCTTGCAGTGTATCGGCAATCAGAAATGAAGAAAAGGTGCAGACAAGCCCTAAACCAGACAGTATAGGAACTGCAATTTCTAAAATTGATGAAATGGAAAGGGATATAGAACGGACAATTGATAAATATACAAAAAAGAAAAACTTAATCATATCACAGATTGAGGGGATGGATGATGAACAGCATTACAATGTACTATTTTCAAGATACATTGAGAAAAAGACATTTGAGGTAATTGCAACGGAAATGAGTTATTCGTTTAGGAATATTACAAGAATACATGGTAGGGCATTAAAAGAGTTTGAAAGAAAATATGGAGACACATATACAAACGTGTCCTAGAATGTCCTATACCTGGTCGTGTATAATTAAAATGTGAAAATTTCACGTAATATGATGGCAATGAGCTGTCGTGCCGTTTTTGATTTGCGTCGAAAATGAGGTAAAGAAAATGAAACAGAAAAAAGTGTATTGCCCTAGATGCGGTCGTAAGGTTGCAACGTATGATGGCAAGCAAACAATAGATATAAAAACTAAATGTAACAAGTGCAACAAAGTGATTACTTACTATGTTGCGAGCGGTTCGGCAGTTGTTTCTAAAGTAGAGAGAACAACTTCAAGCGGAATGAGATTTTATTGATTGAGGTATAGATATGCGAAACAGACGTTATTTACAGGATATTGTAAAGGGATGTTATGGAAGAAAAATTGCATATACGAACGTAAGTCAGATTACACCGGATAATATTGTATCAGTTGTTGGTAGCTGTATTGGATGTTTCAATTACAATAAAACGATTATTGAATACCTTTGGAATTATTACAAAGGAGATCAACCGGTACATTATCGTGAAAAAACTGCTAACGAGGATATAAACAACCGTGTATCAGAAAACCACGCTTATGAGTTGGTACAGTTTAAGGTAGGACAGACTTACGGAGAGCCTATTCAGTTTATCAGCAGAAGAGACGATGATGCAATCAATAAAGCGGTTGACGAATTGAACGATTACATGGCAGATGCAAATAAGCAAGAAAAGGATATTAAAGCCGGCGAGTGGCAATCTGCAACTGGAACTTCATTTAAAGCAATTCAGTTTACAGGCGACAAAGAATTGCCGTTTAGAATTGTTGCGCCAAATCCTATCAATACATTTGTTATCTACAATGAAAGCACAGAAGAACCAATGCTTGCAGTGCAGGAATTGAAAGATGAGAACGGAGAGCATTATAAATTATGCTACACAAAGTCTCATGAATGCAAGTTGAAAAATGGAAAGGTTCTTGATTGGCAGTTACATGGATTTGGTGATATTCCGATTGTAGAATACCCGAATAACCACGAAAGACTTTCTGATATTGAATTAGTAATTGACCTTTTGGATGCAATCAACAATATGCAGTCTAACAGAATGGATTCTATTCAACAGTTTGTAGAGTATTGGGTAAAATTTGTCAATTGTGAGATTGATACAAAAACGTTTGAGGAAATGAAACTAAGCCATGCACTTACTGTAAAATCCAACAACAAAGACAATAAGGCTGATGTAGAGATTATGACACAAGAATTGAATCAGTCGGAAAGTCAAGTTGCTAAAAAGGATTTGTGGGATAATGCACTTGCCATATTGGCAATCCCAAATAAAGAGGGGAATACCGGCGGTGATACGCAAGGTGCGGTAGAGCTAAGAAATGGATGGGATTTCTCAAAGACCAGAACCAAATTAAAAGACCCGGTTGTTAAATCGGCAGAAAAGAGGATTGCAAAGGTTGTATTAAATGTTATCCGTGTAAAAGGAAAAGAAGAATTGAAGATTGGCATTAGAGATTTTGATGTTCAGATCAATCACAGTCCTACGGATAATCTTGTGGTTAAGTGCCAAGCATTACAATATTTGTTGCAATGTGGTATTCACCCATTAGTAGCAATTAAAACAGTTGGTTTATGGGGTGATGCTGAAAAAACATTTTTAGAATCACAACCATATTTGAAGAATCTATGGAAAACCATAGATGATGTAAAAGCAGAAGAGGAAAAAGCAAATAAAGCAATGGAAAATTTTAATAATCAGCAAAATAAGGCAACTATCGAGGAATAATCGGTAGTTGTTTTTATTTTATAAATTTTGCACCTATGCGGTAAATAGGAGAAAACTCGGCAGGAGCAACCTGCGGTAACAAAAGCGTGAGTTTATGGAGGTAATTATGACAAGAGACGATGTATTAAAGCTATTCCCGGATGCAACAGACGATCAGATTACAAATTTATTGAATCAGAATAATTCAGAAGTTGCAAAGGAAAAGAACAAGGTAAATCAGTACAAGGATAAGGCGAATAGTGCTGATGAATTGCAGAAAAAACTTGACGAATTAGAAGCTGGTCAGTTGACAGAGGTTGAAAAGGCGAATAAAGCATTAGAAGCGGCAAATGAACAGATTGCTAAATTGCAGAAAGATAATGCGATTAGAGATCAGAGAGAAGCGGCTATGACCAATTTCAAGATTACAGCAGATCAGGCTAAGTCAGTAGTTAAGGATGATGGAAGCCTTGATTACGAATCTCTTGGAAAGATTATTTCTGAAAAAGAGACTGCATCCGCAAAGGCAAAGGAAGAAGAGATTGCTAATAATTCTACCAATCCGGGCGGTGGCAGTGCAACAGGCAGCGGCGAAACAAAAACCGAAGCTGAAAAGGTTGCGGAAAATATTGGAAAGAGTTTAGCGGGTGTAAATGAATCTGCTAAATCAATTGTAGAGAGTTATATGTAGGAGGTATAAGAATGAAATTCAAGAAAACTAGCGTAACTACGCAAAAAGAAATTTTGAAAAGAAAGTTAGGCGGCGAGTTATTTGAGGAAATCACACTTGATGCAAGTGCATTTACTGATGGTGTTTGCAAGGCTGGTAGTCCGATTGCGGCAGATGGAAAGTTTGTAAACGGAAGAACAACTACGGGCGATAGTGTTTCAGTCAACGATGCATCCCCTGTTGGTATTTTGCTTACAGATGTGTATGATGACAACCCTAACGGAACAATCGTCAAGGCTTTTGCTTGTGTAAATACTGCAAATGCTAATTCAAATGCGGGTATTACAATTGCAGAAGCAGTAAAGACTGCATTGCCGTTAATTGTTTTTGAGTAGTTTGAACCGGCTATTGATTAGAAATAGTTGCTAACCGCCGATAGATAGCGGTAGAAAGTGAGGAAATAATGAATATCAGAGATGTTTATAGTGCTAAAGCAATTGCGTTAGTACAGACAGAAGTAGCAAGCAATAAGATTGCTTATCTTGGTGCTGGATTGTTCCCGGCAAAAAAGAAGATGGGTCTTGATTTGAAATGGATTAAGACTTCAAAGGGATTACCTGTTTCTCTTGCCCCATCTAATTTTGATGCAGTATCTACCATTAGAAGTAGAGAGGGATTTACATTAGAGGAAACAGAGATGGCATTCTTCCGTGAGTCAATGCTTGTAAAAGAGAAAGATGAACAGGAGATTATGCGTGTACAGGATAGTGCAGACCCATACGCAGCAGATGTATTAGGAAGAATTTTTGATGATGCAAATACATTGGTTGATGGTGCAAATGTTGTGCCGGAAAGAATGATTATGCAGTTGTTAGCACCGTCTGATGGCTCGCCTAAGATTTCTATTGTTGCCAATGGAACAACATATGCATACAACTACGACCCGGATAATTCTTACAAGACAAATAATTTTGCGGATTTGCAGACATCTACGGACAAGTGGTCAGATACGGAAAATTCAGACCCTATGGATGATGTATCTGTTGCGCTTGATGCAGTTGAAGCAAAGACTGGTGAAAGACCATCTATTATGATTGTTTCACGTAAGACAATGGATTATTTGAAGAAGAACAAGATTATTAAATCTGCTATTCTTGCACAGAACGTAAGCGCAAATGTGTTTATGAATGATGCGAGAGTAAAGGAAATCTTCTCAAATGAGTTAGGTATCAACATTGTTGTTTACTCAAAACAGTACAAGAAAGAGAACGGAACGGCAGAGAAATTCTATCCGGATGGATTTGCAACACTTATTCCAAGTGGTTCTCTTGGTAATACATGGTATGGTACTACACCAGAGGAAAGAACTCTTATGGGTAAGCCAACTGCTGATGTGTCTATCGTGAATACAGGTGTTGCGGTATCTGTTACAACAACGGAAGACCCTGTTCACACAAAGACTACTGTTTCGGAGATTGTTCTTCCGTCTTATGAGAGAATGGATAGCACATATGTAATCAAGTGTTACTAGGAGGTGCCAGAATGAAATTCGACCACAAAGTTAAATATAACGGTGTGTGGTATGAACCGGG